CACAAGGACACTTAGATGGTAGTGTATGTTGTGTTAGTCCAGAACTAGTGTTTGTAGCGCCTGGCATGGAAAGTTATTTAGATAGCAAACACACTGAAATACACACACTAACCAACAGTGTAAAAATATTACAAAACAGTCTAGCAAAAAATAACCTAGGTAAATGGTGGTTACCAGACCGTCTACGACACAGCGAGTTTGATCAGTACATTGAAAGTTATCTCAATCATTGGTTAGGAGACATACAAGAATCATACTTTGATGTAAACATGTTAATACTAGATCCTGCTAATGTTGTGGTAAGTAACTACAATGACTCGGTTTTCCGTGTACTAGAACAGCATGGAATAACTGCACATGTATCTCCATTTAGACATCATATGTTCTGGGACAGTGGGATACATTGCTTAACAAATGATTTGGATAGACAATGTTAGATTTTGAACTTGTTGAACGAGGAACTGTACATGCAAGCACAGTTATAAATGCATTGCCTAGTTGTGAAGGTACAGTGCAGGTTTTTCAAAAACTATTTCCACAACAGTTGTTAGCAGAGTTGCTAGACTACTGCGAATTGGCTTACTGGCAAACAGCACTCGGTGCTTGTGGTGAGTTGATTGAACACAGGCAAAAAATATCTTTTGAACATGATACTGTGCTTGAAGTTTCATATATGGTGTTGGAAAATGTAACTGATGATTTGTCAAAGTTATTTAACAAGAAGTTAACATTCCATGGTGTAGATTTGTGGAAAGACACAGAAAACTATGCAATAGGCCCGCATACAGATAATCCTATGATTAATGCAAGTTTACAAATGTATATTCAAAACTTGCCTCATCTAAGCACTGTGTTTGAATCAACACAGGATTATCAAAGCAACACTTGGACAGATACTGCACCAGGAAGTGGATATGTTGCTGATAATACTGTTGGTCTTACACATTGGTTGAACGGAGTTGTTCCTGCAGATTATAATCGTTACAGTTTACATGCAACATGGATTTAGTTAAGATACTGATCTAGCCTGTGACCTTTTGCATCATAGCAGTCAATGTAACGACTGCCATTACTCATGCGTATCTTACCACTGCCTACAACTACATCTGTGTCTTTGTATCCAAAAGGCTTTTTAATAGTAACATCTACATATTCGCCATTGGCAATACCCAGTGTTACAAAAGTAACATAGCGTCCACCTTCGCCTCTGAACACACGACCATTAGCAACTAGTCCTGCAAAGTTTACTCTATCACCCCAGGTTTCCTGTACAAACATATTGGGCATAAACTCTGGTTGTGTCCAATATCCATGACGTTTGTATTGTTGCTGTGGACTTTCTGTAATGCCGTTTGGATATCCTAGTTCACGTAGATCCCAGCCAGCGTTCTTTGCTTCTGTTTTATGTACCCAACGTTTGTAACTGCCTTGACAGTGTTTAAGTGCTGCACGCCAAAACTCTTTAGGGTTGTGAGCTTTTTGATATGCAAGTGCCCATATAAGTCTGCCCAAGTTTACAGCGTGTGCTCTGCACAATCCAAAACTACCTAGTCCATATAGCTCTTGTATGATCTGTTCTTTGTTTTCACTCTCCCCCATGCGTTCCATAAACTGCATAACTTTTTGTTCGTCACGTTTTGCAAACGCACGACGATACATGTCTGCTTCATACATATCGCAGTTAATAAGTTTTGCTATTTTACGAATAGCATCATCTTCATATACAATAGTATCCTCTAGTCTTTGTTCTGTCCAGTCTTGAAAAAAACTTGCTTTCTGTCTGCCCGTAGTAGCAACAGGTCTAATAAGTGCAGTAGCAAACACACAGTCTGATTTACTTTGAGGTTGTATTGCTTGGAACAGTCTGCGCATTGCTGGCGACTCTGCTTGTGTTACACCGATAACTTCTCCTCTGCAAAGCATTTGACTTGTTTCAAAGTCTTGTTCAGGATATGCTTCTAGTGGTGTTTCGCTGTCTATCTCTAACAGTTGGCTAAGTCCTCTGTTAGCAAGTATGTCTATTTTTAGATGCTCTAAATCTTCTACTTCATTCTTATCCAGTAGTATTTGATTGTCTGCGTTGATTAAACTTTTTGGTATCTTGTGATTGAATACAAGTATGCCTCCGCAGTGTTTTGATATTGCTTTCTTTTTGCCTATTAGTTTCTTTTCGATTCTCATTGCTTCTTCCTTGTCGATGTCTAAATCTTCGTATTTAAAATTGCGAGGAAGTTTACCAGATGCGCCAAGACGGCGTGCCGCTTCTCTGCGAGCGCCACGCTCCTTGTAGGTAACATAGTTGCTGATCCTGGCACTTTTGCCGGGCCATTTATCAAATATCCGTTGCATTACAGCGTTCTGTTGCCAATGTGGAAAGTCTATATCCACATCTGGTAAATCATCTCTCAAAGGATTTAGGAAACGTGCAACCGGTATTTGCCATCTTATGGGATCCACGTCTGTAATACCTAGTAGGTAACAGACGAGACTAGACCCTGCTGAACCACGAGTCATATGAGTAATGTCACGGGTTAGCGTCAGTACATCGCAAATTGTGAGGAAGTAATCGACGAAACGAAGTTTGAGAATAATCTCTAGTTCTTCGATAAGCCTGTTATGATATTCAGCATTGTTCGGAATATGCCTTATGAATCTGCCTAGTAATCGTTCTAATTGAGCCGTTGCGTCCTTAGGTAACTTCATTGTGTGCCTCTTTTTTGCCTAAATTCTTTTGTTTGTGCCAAGTGTTGCAAATTGCAACGTTTTATTTATATCAGTTATACATTGATTTATAAAAAAAGTGAATATATAATACTACAATGAAAAGAGTACTCGTTCTAGGCAATAACAGTTCCGATACAGATGATCAAACAACTATACTAGCCGGCAGTTATAAAAATCACGGACTAGTAAGCGATCCATTGCAAGATATAAGTGCAAGCGGATATTATCACACTACTATAGTTGATCTTCCTCCTAGTAATATTATTGAAATTGCTAAACAATTTGACGAAGTCATAATGCTAGATCAGCCTACAAGTGAATGGTCTAGTAAAAAAATTCTGTTGACAACTTATAAACTAATGGTTGAAATTGATAAAAACAATAATCAATGGGCAACAACTGCACGTTACAAAACAAACGCTAACGTACAAGCACTTACAGACTGGGACGATTTCTTCAAAGTTAATAAAAGTTTCTGTATATATCCTTGGATTTTATATAACGATGATTATGGGCATATGTCTCTTTGTGCTCGAAGTCCGAAAAAAGTAAAAGATATAGGCACTATCGAAGATTGGAGTACAGATTCCGATTATAGTATTGTGCGCAAAGCAATGCTTGAGGGTAAGCGCATACCAAGTTCTTGCCATGTTTGCTACGACTACGAAGCACGAGGATTAGATAGTTACAGAGTGCATGATAGTTTAGACTGGATCGCAAAATTAAATATTTCCAGTGTAGATGATCTTGCGCAAATAGAAAATCCTTACTATTATGAAATAAGATTAAGCAACAAATGTAATTTAGCATGTCGTATGTGCAATCCAAATCATAGTCATTTAATCAAACGAGAGTTTCGTAAAAATCCAGAACTAGCCTTACCAAAGCAGGAAGAACGAGCTAGGTATCGCTATAGTAGCACTGATGTTATTGATGTAGAAAGTTTAACATCTCAGCATCAGGTTTATCTAACCGGTGGTGAGCCAAGTGTGATGCGTGAAGTTTATGCTTTTATGCAACACTGTATTGATATAGGACACACAGACTTTCAATTGACACTAGGAACAAATGCACAAAGTCTAAATGCAAAGTTTATGAGTCTCGCAAAGCATTTTGATAAAATGCATTTTAGTGTCAGTGTAGACGGATATGGTCTAGTGAATGATTATATACGCTGGGGCAGTGACTGGGCGACTATTGAAAAAAACTGTCATATGATTAAACAAGAAGGACATCAGTTTACTTGGAATCATGTGCCTACAATATGGGGCATACATCGTACTCATGAACTATTTGAATTTGCAAGCGAGAGTTTTCCACACGAAGCGTTATACTTGCAATACAATAGAGTAGATTTGCACAGTGCATTCCGCAGTCCTTTAGTAGAACAAACCTTGGATAGTCTAAAACGTTGTATGAAAACTAAACTGTATTGGTCAGATGGCAAGGACTGTCGAAGCGGTATAGACAGCCTACACAGACACTATGAATCATACAAGCCTGAACCCGAGCATTTAGAAAAATTCTTTGCATGGAATGATCTAATGGATAGTTCTAGAAATATTAAACTAGTAGACTACATTCCAGAATTAGCAGCCTGTAATCCTAATCCTTAGCAATCTTTGCTTCATATGCATCCATGCTGTGATCTCTAGCACCATCAAACAGTTCTAGTTTACTCCAAGCACGAAAGCGTCCACGCCAACTGTCTTTAAACTTTTGCCACGGTGTGAGTTTACGAACATTGCCATAATAGTTTATGTAGTGTAGTTCACCATAGTGCCTAAAGCCCATGATCCAAAACGGTACACGAGGTACAACGTCGTTGTTGTTTACATATCTATGATTTTCAAATGTTTGTTTTGCAAGCCAGTCGGTCCCACCTACACGAGGACTTCCATATGTATAGCAAGCAACAACTCTGTCACTTAATCTACTAGCTGCAAGTGTTGCCATTGCTCCGCCTAAACTATGTCCACAAATATAAAGTTCTTTTTCTTCACGCTTGCCATAGTTAATATGGTTTTCAACAGTATCCCAGATGCGCTCTAGGTACTCGTAAAATCCAGCATGTACCATTCCTTCAGTGTCACTAGGACGCTTCCATGCTTTTAGATCTGCTTTGATGTCTGAAAACTCTTTTGGCTCTGTGCCTCTGAACGCAAGCACAATACGATCACTGTTTTCAAGGAACAAACACTCTGCTCCTTTATGATCAATAAGTTTTGTTTTTGTATAACCAAGTGTATGTGCAATTGGCTTACTGTCTTTTTCTGTCATATAGGCTATTTTAGCCAGAGTCGCAAAGTGAGACCCAGGGTTTTCTATAGTTGACATTAAACTCTCCTCAATGTACAATAATGTAATGTTGTATTTAACCGATAAATACTAAAAACGATAAGGACAAACCCATGCGTAAACAGACCCGTAGTATACTACACGAACTAAACAGCATGATTGTTGATAAAGATAGACAACATGTAATGGAAAGTCGAGCAACTAACGTGATAGAGAGCGCAATCAATCTTATTAATGAAATGCACAAGCATTATGATGAAGATGTAGCAGGAGACCTCGAACGTCGACTGTTAAACAGTATTAAACATCAGGATAGCAAACGTTTTGTGCGAGGTATTCGGAAAGTCAACGAAAGCAAATGCGCTTCAAAGAAATAGTAGCCGAGGCTGCTGAAGGCAAAAATCTACACTTAGAACACATTGAGGATCTAGTATTTCTTCAAGGTGCTAGTGGTGCCAACAGTGCGCTACAGTATATTAACAGTGTGCGTGATATGCTGGAAGAAGGCGGTACAGTAAACAGTAGTGTTACTGTTAAGTGGGACGGTGCACCTGCTATCTTTGTAGGCACAGATCCAGCAGACGGCAAGTTTTTCGTTGGCACTAAAGGCGTGTTTAGTAAAACAGGCAAACTTGTAAAAAGCACTGCAGACCTTGACAAGTATGGATACAGTGGCGGCTTGCGTGACAAATTAACACTTGCACTAAAACTACTTCCAAGTTTAGGTATACAAGGTGTGCTACAAGGCGACATGATGTATACAAAAAGCGACTTAGAAACTGCTGATATTGATGGCGAGTCAAGTTGGATATTTCAACCTAACACTATTGCATATGCTGTTCCAAAAAACAGTGAATTAGGCAAGCGTATTGCAGCAAGTCAAATGGGTATTATCTTTCACACAACTTATACAGGTGACAGCATGGAAAACATGCAAGCAAGTTTTGGCGCAGATGTAAACAGTCTTAACAAAACCAGCGCAGTATGGTTTGATGATGCAACTTATAAAGACCTAAGTGGACAAGCAAGTCTCACACAGCAAGAGAATAAACAAATACTACAAGGACTAAATGCTGCCGCAGGCGCACTTAAAACTGCAGACTTTACAGCAGTTAGTGGCGACTATAAAGAACTTATGATGCAGTATGTAAATGCGAGAATACGCAGAGGCGATACACAAATTGATGATGCACAGAGTTTTGCTCAAGACTTTACTCAGTGGTACAATGATTACATACAAAAAGAGATTGCAAAACTAAAGAACCAAGACCCTGAGAGTCCTGCAGTCAAGAAGCGTACTGATAAGATAGAAGCACAAAATAAGTTTGTCGGTGATAACATGACAGGCATTGCAAGTGCATTGGCAGTATACAAAGACATTATTGCATTGAAAAATATGCTTATAAATAAATTAAATAAAGTAGACAGCGTTAAGTCGCTGTTGCGTACAGACACAGGTTATACTGTAACAAATCCAGAAGGCTTTGTTGCTATTGGCACAGACAATGGCGCAGTGAAACTTGTTGACCGCATGGAGTTTAGTAAGAACAACTTCAATGCTGTTAAGAACTGGAGCAAGTAATGAGACTAAGAGAATTTAAAGAACCTCGACAGCGTATTGACGAAGTAGCAGTAGTTGCTCTTGCTCCTTATATTCTGGGACTGCTTGCTGCAGGCGGAGCAATGGTCGCCAGCAATCCAGAAACAGCAAAAAATATTGATCGTTGGATTAAAAGCAATCCATCACAAGCAAATGAATTTGGAAAACAAATTAAACAAGGACAAGACGCAGGCGCACTTCCTAAAGATCCAAGTAAAATAGGCGATGTAGCCTTTTCTGTTGTTTCTGCATTATCAAATGCATGGGATTGGATGACAGGTGGTAGCACTACAGGCAATAAACCAGCACAACCCGATGACTATGTAAAAGATAAAAATGGTTTGTTACGCCGCAAAGAAACAGCACAAGAGATTCAGAAAAAGATAGGCGATGTAATTGCAAGTAATAGTACTAAGTATGACAATGAAGCAACTGCTCAAAAAGCATTACCAAGTCTAAAAGATGGAACAGTAGTAACTATCGGCGGTGAAACATTTGTGGTAAGCCCTCATGTCGGTCCATACAGTAAAGAAAAACGAAGATTCGTCCCGTATAAAGACATGGGTTTTGTTAAGGGTAGAACTACAACAGGACAAGTTAGTGCAAGTCCAAGCACAAGTGCTGCAGACGATGATTACTACACTTCTTCTCAGCCTAAACCTAGTGCTGGTAGCACTGACAAAAGCGGCTCTAGTTGGTTGGATCGTGCAAGCGATGCTGTTGGTGGCGTCTTTAACACAGTTGCAGGTGCAGTAGGCGGCTTATTTGGTAGTGATCGTAAAGATGATGTAAAAACAAATATACCTCCTGCGCAGGCTCCGGATATTAATATAGGCAAAGATACAACCAATAAAGGTGCTGCTACTTCTTCAGGTGCTAGTACTACAACAAAAGGTAACAC